ATGGCGCTCATAAATCTGGTATACTTACCTTTACACATTGGGGCTGATTCTGGATTCGACGGGATTTGCGAAACCCAAGGTGCATGCCGAGGGGCGGTTGGCCTCGTAAAAAGCCGCAAAAAATAGTCGCAAACGACGAAAACTACGCTTTAGCAGCTTAATAACCTGCTTAGAGCCCTCTCTCCCTAGCCTCCGCTCTTAGGACGGGGATCAAGAGAGGTCAAACCCAAAAGAGATCGCGTGGAAGCCCTGCCTGGGGTTGAAGCGTTAAAACTTAATCAGGCTAGTTTGTTAGTGGCGTGTCCGTCCGCAGCTGGCAAGCGAATGTAAAGACTGACTAAGCATGTAGTACCGAGGATGTAGGAATTTCGGACGCGGGTTCAACTCCCGCCAGCTCCACCAAATAAAACAAGGGGTTACGTGAAAACGTAGCCCCTTTTTCTTTGGTAGTGGCGGCAAAATGGCGATAGCCATGGACTAGGGTTGGGTACACCCACATTGCTCTCTATCCTTATGAGTGATCGCACACACGCCTCTACTTTCAAGCTATATTCTAATCTCAATATGAGGCTACTATGGACTTCAACCTGAACAAAAAAATGCCAGTTAATAGATATCTTGTGATAATAGTTTTTGTCCTTTTAATCTTAGCCTGTATGCAGTTTATTTATCTTTGCCTTCGTTCATTAAGCATTGCCCCAAACTATACGGGGACTGTAAGTGACATTATAATAGCTACAACAAATATTATTTTAGCTACCTACGCCGTTCGTGCATTCAAAAACTTATTTAAAGATAAACTATCCGATAATGCCATTAGTAAAATAGATACAGCATTGATGTCTCTCGATGATTGCATAGATAGTTTTTCAAGCTTATTTTTAAATATGACACTTATTAAGATTTATAAAAACACTAATAACCCCAAGGACCCTCAGTTAGTTAAACAGCTCGATGAAGCAGCAAAAAACATCGAAAAAGCAACAAGTTCAGCCTACAAGGCAAGATCTATAATTGGCTCATTAACTCGTTGGAATATAAGCTTAAACACAGAAAAAGGAATAAGACTAAACCAACTTACCGCTGATGTTTTTGAGTTAGGCATGCAGGCAACAAATATGTATATCGCACTAATAAATGAAATAAACCCTAACTCCCCATACAACTCTTTAACTCATAGACCATTTGATGAGTTATTTAACGAATTTAATGAAGAAAAGACCAGAGTTGAAGACGAAAGCAATGAATTAAAAGAGTTCTCTATTCATGAAATATTTAAAATCAAATAAGTTATTATAGAATAATTTTAAAAAATCATTTGCATTCTTCTTGTGTCAAAAATCAAATAACTGTCTCGATATTATTCAAAACCCGCCAGCGGCGGGTTAGTATCAGTAAACTAATTGCTCCTGCATCCCTTTGGGATGCGGTGGGGCGGCACTGATTTTCTCGGGACGACAAACAGAACGAACAAAGGTTTCATGCGTTACAAACGTATGCCCACACTCAATATTAGTGCACTGATTGTAACGCTCTTTGGTTTGAGAGGAGACTTGAAAACTACTGCGAGTATGTGCGGCCTGACCACACAACGGACAATTCATCATTTATCAACTCTCCTCATCTTTGCTATATTTACAATAATGATACACCATTATTCAATATTGAGAACCATTTATTCCATCTCAAGATCACCAATCCTCACTTCAAGCTCAAGACTGGTCGTAAAACCGTTATCCGGGCTGACGGTATGTGTCAGAGTCGTAATGGTCCATTCCGCATCATCTATCGGCTGTTTAAAGCCACTGACCTTCACAGGCATTTCTGTGTAGAGGTCTGCCCGCCCTTCCGCCAGTTGTAGCGAGAATGATGCAACGCCGCGTTGCAGGCGTTCCCACTGCATTTTCGCTGCCCGTTCGGCGTTGCTCCGGTTGGCATAAGTGCGATTAAGTACCAGCACGTTTTCATCCGTACCCACCAGATAATCGCCCTGCTTCGCTTCCGGCTCTTTCTTCTGCTTCTTAGTCTTGCGCTTACGCTTCACCGTAGTGCTTTCTTTCTTCGCGGGTTCGCGGGTATGCAACCAGCTGGCAATTACACCCGTATAGGCTCCGCGATCTGCCAGGGTAAAGCGGTGACTGTCGCCGTCTTTACGTGTGATAGAGATCACCGGCAGTGGTTTACCGCTGGCGCTTTTGCCCTGTCCCTGCCGGATGAATAACAGATTGCCATTTTTCACCGACGCGATGGCACCGTACTGTCGCGCCAGCCGCATCAGAAAACTACCGTCACTCTCATTAGTCTGGTCTATATGCTCTACGAGCTTATCCGACAGGTCTTTACCCAGTGCCATCTTCAGCTTATGCCGCGAGGCTATTTCCTTCACCACTTCCCCGACGGTGGTCTTATGCCACGATTTTTCACGGCGGGTATTCAGCGTTTCCCGAAAATCAGCACTTCGCGCCCGGATAGTCAGGCGATCCGGTGCGCCAGTGTGTTCAATCTCGTCCACCGTGAATGCCCCTTTCGGGAAAAGCGGCTGCCCCTTCCAGCCCAGCGCCAGCGTGATGACCGCACCACGGCGCGGCAGCACGATTTTTCCGTCGGCGTCGTCCAGCTCCAGATCAAGCTGGTCTGCTTCAAAGCCCCGATTGTCCGTCAACGTCAGACTCATCAGGCGGTTATCCAGCACAGTGGTGATATCCTTCCCCTCAATACTGATGCTGAATGCGGGAGTTTTGTTGCCTTTGTTAAGCAGTTCAGAGCTGAAATTCACGACAGCAGCCCTCCCACCGTTTTACTGATATCGCTTAAGGCAGACGTTGCCGTGTCCTGCAGATTATTCAGTTGAGTACTGAGATCACCGAACATATCGGACAGGGATTCATCCACCCGTTTTAGCGAAAGGGTGAACTCAATCCTGCGCGGCATACCGTCGCGGAAAAACTCCGTTTTAGTCTGATTCAGTCCCTCAATCACATACATGCCGTAAATCGTGCCGCTGCCTTCAATCAGGGGCCATGCTTTCCCCTGTTCTGCCATCTGCTCCAGTGCCAGCAACGACAGCCTGCCGCCTGTTATCTCCGGCATAAGAACACCGGAAAGCGTCAGCATGTCGTTTTCCGGTCCCAGAAACTGCGTGGACGGACGACGGTTTACCCGGCTGTTTGCCGCATGTCGCCAGCTGCGTTGATACTGCAGTTCCTGATACGGAACGGTGCGCAGCATAAACACGTACAATCCCAGCACCATCATCATGCGTCGTATCCCCCCTGATCGCTGTAGTTACTCCTGGCTTTTGCCTTCAGCCTGCGTTCACGTTCATCAAGCTGGCGTGCCACCTCCCGCGCAATATCCTGCGCACTTTGTCCTGGCTGCGTCTGAATGATGATCTGCGTCGGTGCCTCAATCCGTTGAACGAGCGGCACAGTGGCTGCGCGACTCACAATTGCTTCTCCACCTTTCGCGGGAAGTGCCAAAGGGTGCAACGGTGGAAGCTCTGCTGGCGCGGCAGCAACGCCCATCATTCCGGCAACAACGGCAGCCAGTGCAGCTGTATTTCTCCGGCTGGTCACATTTGCCGGGCCGTTAACAATTTCCGGCCCGTTTTCACCGACGATGCCAAACTGCCCGCGCGGGATATACCCGCCGCTGTCATACATCCCCGCAAAGCCATATCCCCATGACGGAAAACCACCCGATGGCATCATCACTTTACCGTCTGCATTCACCGTCGCAGGTTGCTGACGCGTCACGCTTTCCGGCAGTTTTGCCTTTGCGGCCTCTTTACTGACAATGCCAAGTTTCTCCAGCAACCAGGAAACGCCGGATTTCAGGGAGTCCAGCGGATGCATGACCATATTCAGCCCTTCCGCCAGTGCCTCTCCGAATCGCCGCCCCATTGCCGCTGCACTCTGCAGTTCGGCAGAGGTCGACTTAACGGGCGTCAGCAGATCAGTAAACCAGCCCCACAGCGCCTGTACTTTGTCGCCAATCCACTGGAACACGGGCTTAAGCGGTTCGAATGCTGCACTGATGGGACCTGCCGCCGCTTTGAATCCTTCCACCACGCCACCAAGAAATGCGGTGATGGGTTGCCAGTATTTCCAGACAACCAGCGCCACGCCCGCCAGTGCAGTAACCACAAGACCTATCGGACTGAGCAGAGCACCTAACAGACCAGATACGGCATACAGGGCAACGCGCAGCATCGCCAGTGGACCAGATGCCAGTACTCGCAGCACCGTGCCTGCGGCGACCAGTCCACCGCGCAGTACCGCCAGAGGATTCATAAACATCACAGCAACAGCACGTAAACCGGATAATCCAGACCGCAAAAGTGCAACCGGCGCACCTGCTACAGTTTTCAGGACATTTCCCGTCAGTGATGCCGTGCGGCGCAAAGACGACAACGGCGCAGTAAGTAAACCTGCGGCGTTGCCCGATGAAGCAAGCCCGCGTCGCAGCAGTGCCAGTGGTGCGCCAGCCAACCAGGACAACGCGCTGCTGGTTCGAGTTACTGCTGCCGTAACAGAAGGTAACGTTTTGATACCCAGCACAGAGAATCCCAGACGGATCACTGCCAGCGGCCCCAGCACTGCAGCCAGCGCCACCGCTAAGGTGCCGAGGCCTACTGTAACCGCAGCCACAACAGCCGCTACTTTCATCAGTGTGCCTGTCAGTTCCGGGTTAGCTTCCACCCAGCGGCGCAACGCCCCCGTGATTCTTTTCACCGTGTACAGAATATCCATCAGCGGCTGGCGCAGCGTTTCGCCCAGGCTGCTGAAGGTGTTCTGCGCTCCGGTTTTGACCAGCAACCACTGAGCAGAAAGTGAGTCTTTGTTGATGTCGGATTCTTTCTGCATGGAACCGAGCGCATCATTGCCCGCTGTCAGTTTTAGCTGGCGCTGCAGTTCCGGAAGGTTGTTTGCCAGTTTCGCCGCGTCATCACCAAACTCTTTACCAAACAACATGGTCATGGCAGACAGACGCTTGTCCTGCGGCAGTGCGTTCACCTTCTCCAGCACACGCTGGATAGTTCCCATCGCATCCTTCGTCATCTGCTTTTCAATCACTTCAGGATTGAGTTTCAGCAGATTCATCCCTTCAAAGAAACTCTTGCTTTGCATGGTGGCAATGGACAATTCACGCACCATCGCGTTTGCTGCACTGGCTGCAACCTCCGGCGCAGCGCCCAGTGTCAGAAAGGTGGAACCCAGTGCCGCCGCTTTACGATAATCCAGACGATCAGCCACACCGCCCAGGCGTTGCATGACATCAATGATGTCTGCCCCTTTCGACATGGCGTTATCATCCAGATAGTTCAGCGCATCACCGAGCTGTTCAATATTGCGGGTAGGGATTTTGTAGAGCTGGGCGATTTTCCCCAGACTTTCTGACAGTTCATCCGCTGGCAGCTCAAAGGCTGTTGCCGCCTTTGCTGCCGTGCTGGCGAAGGCCAGCAGATCACGTTTCTGGTCTTCCCAGCTGTCGTCAGGGTTTGCGACGTTCATGCGCGCCCCACCTTCAACCAGTGCAGCGAAGTCCACCGCACCGTTTTCCATCGGCAGCTGTTCGCTGGCAGCCTTGATGGCATCCTGCATTTCATAAAAACGCGCAGTGCGGTTGCCATTATCGTCACGCAGACCATTGACCTGCTTTGCCACACCTTTCATGGCATCTTCCATGCTGGTATAGCTTTTTACTGCCGCCATCACTGGCGCACCCATTGCCAGCCCTGCAGCCGTGGTAGTGGCTCCGGCTCCTGCGATGCGATCGCGCACTTCAAGCCGTCTTGAGTATTGTTCTCTGGCAGCGTTCATCCGTGCCTGTTGTTCACCCAGACGTTTAAGTGCTCTTTGCTGGCCCTCCAGTGCCTGCCTTGTTTCTTCAGCATTTTTCTTAAGTTCTCGCTGGGCACTACTGAGTTGTCTGGTATCAATCCCTGATTCTTTAAGTGCCTGACGTTGTCTCTGGACCGCCCCCAACAAGCCGTTATAGGTCTGCTGAAGTTCCTGTACTCGTGTTTTGGCCTGACTGAATAACTTTGCCTGCGCGGCGGTTGGCCTGTTAGTGGCAGCAAATTGTGTGGCGAGTTTTGCCGCCTCTTCGCGGGCTGCGTTCAGGTTGTTGGCTGTTATGGCTAGTTGCGAGCGCGTCTTGCGAAATTCATCAATTCTGCCAGCCTGCTTATTCAGTTCTTTGAGGCTGTTTCGGGTATTCTGAATTGCGCCAGCCAGCTCTTTCGAACTGGCCTGTGCAGCACGGAATGGGCGGGTGAGTTTGTCAACCGTATTAAGAATGACCTGCAGGCGCAGGTTATTATCACTCATCGTTGGCCCCGCTTCTCTGAATCGCTTTATACCGCCATTCCAGCACTTCGGTCAGCGGCATAACGTCAGTAACGGATGGCGGCCAGTGAAAGATGGTGGCGATATCAGCCACCAGATCGTCAACCGTCAGGCTGTCGGTAAACCGGCAAGCACCGACTTCTTCAACAAAAAAGTGACAACCTCAACCGACATGGCAGTGAGATCTGCCGGGTCCATCTCTGCGATTTCCTGTGCAGTCAGTGCCGGACTGGAGATGCGGGGGATCACGGTCATCATCGCGTTCACATCCATATCCATAATGGCCTGCAGGCGTGTGCCGCGCAGCGCACCGGACTGCGGTTTACGCAGCACAATTTCGGTAATTTCTGTTTTACCGCGCATGATGGGAGTATCCAGTTTAATAGTCTTTTCAGTCTGCTTATCGCTCATTTTGCTGTCCTGTAAATTGGGTTCTGGCGCGGCATTCCGCGCCGTTCAGATACATCAGAGGCCGAGGGCGTTGCGGTGCGCTTCCATCAGGTCCACACCGTCCACAATTTCCACCATGTTGATAAGGTCCACTTCATAGAGCACCTCACCATTGATAGTCAGCTTCGCGTAGCTGTTGGTACTGGTCACTTTGGTGGTGTTGCTTTCGCCCGTCTTCCACTCGCCGGAATCCACTTCTTTGTGACGTCCACGCACCACAAGCTCCACGGCCTGCACTTCTCCGGTATCGTCACGCTGGATAGAGCCGGTGAAGCGCAACTGGATGCCATCCACCGTGGCTTTGCCCATCTGTTTAAACAGCAGCAGTTCAGTACCACCAATGGAAAATTCTGTGTCCAGCGCACTGTCATCAAGCCCCAGATCCACATCCACTGCACCCGGCATTCCGCCGCCGCGATACTTCTCATATTTGCGGGTGAATTTCGGCAGCGTCAGCGACTCAACGATCCCCTGCCAGTTGTTCCCGTCATTAAACAGGTTCAGGTGTTTTAATTTGCGTGGTAAAGCCATGTTGTCCCCTTACGCGCTGACCTGGCTGGAGAAATTCACCAGGTACTGATCGGTGATGCGCTGACGCAGCATCAGGTTTTCAAGTGGCGGCACTGGCGTGTAGTCGTAGTCGATGGTGAGTTTTCCGGCTTTCAGCGTGTCTTTGTCGTTCACCGACTCATCCAGCCAGCAATCACCACCAATGAGATAGCCCTGACTGACCAGGCTGCGCATTTTGGCGCGGATACCCTCGATAATGTCGCGGGCCAGCGACGGGTTAAGCGGTTTATCCACCGCCCACATGTGTGCTTCTGCCATCGTGTCCATCAGTACCTGCGCTGTACGGGTGTAGTTCTCGAAGGCAAAGAGCGGGTCATCACTCAGGCAGCGGGAACCCCAGAAGCGGAAACCATCCTTGCGCACAAGCGTGGTGACGTCGTTCTGGTTCAGCAGACCTGCATCGGTTGCCGGGTCCTGCAGATCCCAGAACACATCAGCAGAAATTCCGGTGACACCGTTCACGCCCACGTTGGACAGGCTTTTGTGCCATCCGGTCTGCTCATCAATTTTGGCGCGCAGACCGAGCGCACGGGCGGTGGCATAAGCCGTTGCTTCGGCATTCAGCACCGTGTCCCAGCCAGTAAAGTCGGGCCAGATCAGCATTCCTTCACGCTGACTGAAGTTTTCACGGTAAGTGATCGCCTCCTGTACCGTCTTGCAGCCATACGCTGACAGGTAAGCAAACCCACGCAGGCTTTGCGCCACGCTCAGCAACTCAGTAGCTACCGCCTTGGTGTCGTGGCCTGGCACGCCGAGAATGCGCGGTTTAACGCCGAGCTGTGACTGGGCAGATAACAGGGCTTTCATACCTGTTTTTTTACCTTCAGCAGTCACTGCGCCGATGATATTGGTCGTGGTTTCGTCTTCCGTTTCACCCTGCGGCACACGCACAACAATGGTCACGGGTTTTGCCTGGTCAGCGATGGCATCCAGCGAACGGGCCAGAGTACCTGACTCACCCGCTTTACCGCTGGCAGTCAGCACATCAGTGATCAGCACGGGTTTATTAAGAGGAAACATTTTTGCATCGGCATCATCGCCCGTGCAGACCATACCCACGATGGCGGTGCTCACCGTGGTAATAGATCGGGTGCCTTCGTTGACTTCAACAACGCGCACCCCGTGGTGGTAATCCTGAGCCATAGTGGCGAACCTCCTGATTGGATTAGGCTTCGCCCTATGTTGAAGTGATTGTGCCTGACAAACAGCTAAGCGCAGTTGTGTCGTTATTCACACAAAATAACGGTATTTGTCTGCTTGCAGGGATAATCAACATAATGCTGATTCAGGGGGATTCATTGATCTTATTTGCCGGAAATTTTCTATAAATGGTAGAAACGCCTACATCAAAAATCAGTGCAATACGCTGTCTTGATTCTCCGGCCTCGAGTAAACGCCCAATCTGTGCCCACTGTTCGGTGGTCAACTTAGGATGGCGTCCACCTACTCTGCCTTTGGCACGAGCTGCAGCCAGCCCTGCCCTGGTACGTTCAACTATCAGTTCGCGTTCCATTTCAGCCAGGGCACCCATGACATGAAAAAAGAAACGGCCCATTGGGGTACTGGTATCAATACTGTCAGTCAGGCTTCTGAAATTCACACCACGCTGGCGCAACTCTTCTATCAGCGTAACAAGATGCCGCATACTGCGCCCCAACCTGTCCAGCTTCCAGACAACCAGCGTGTCTCCTGCCGATAGTGTCCTGAGTAGTTTTTTCAGCCCCGGTCTGTCGGACTTAGTGCCACTGATTTTGTCCTCAAAAATCTGCTCACATCCCGCGCAGTTCAGTGCATTACGTTGCAAATCGGTGTTCTGGTCATTTGTTGACACGCGTACATAGCCAATAAGCATGATCATCCCCCTGAATAAAAACCGGAGATGATGCCAGTTAGCTGTTACCTCTGCATTTTCTTAAACGTTGGTTTGGGAGAAGCAGCGAAACGGGGTGTGGGAACAGGGGAAAATCAGATACCGGACATGGCTTCTTTTGCCAGTGGTGATGGATGGATGAAATTACCCAACGGTAAAATTCTGCAATATGGTCGAGGTGAGGCTATGCCGAAATTATCGACGCAAACAATGAGGATTACATTTCCTATCCCTTTCCCTAAAAAAGCGGACTGCGCCATTCTTACCCATTCTGGTGATGGCGGTGCGCCTTTAGGCGCTGGGCGAGGGTTCGTGATGACTGCAGAAGGCCCTACGTTAACCGGCTTTAATTCTGCTTACAGAACGTCATCAACCAGCGACACGGTATCTATGCATTACAGTTGGTGGGCTGTTGGTGAGTAATTTTATTCAGGGTGATTTATATGAACGAATATGTTTATAGTGCCAAGCATAATGCTTTTTTCCCTGTGGATATGATTGATAAATATAAATCAGTAGGATGGGATTTATCAGATGCTAAGGAGGTGAATCAAAATATTGTCAGTGAGTTTATGGCTGAACCGCCACAAGGAAAAGTCCGTATTTCCGCGATAAGCTCCAGACCTTTAACACAGACCATCATCTCATTGCGGCGATGCGCAGGGTTGCTGCTGCTGGCGTTTACCACATCTTCCATATCCAGCGTGTCGCCGTCTTCGTTCACCAGTTCATGAGAACGAAAAAACTCCAGCGACTTACGGCGCTGCTCACGTTTATGCATCACGGCTTCATAGCTGACATAGGGGGATGCTTTTTTGCTGACCAGGCAGACAGCACGCAACTGCTCTTCCCGCCATTCGCAACGCATCTTCCATAATTTCCGATACCACCAGTCGGCACACAACATACGCGCCAGCGAACCCGGAATGAGTTCATAGGGCACGGGTTTACGGCGGTTTCTTTTCCGACGGAGTTGCTCAAACGCAGGCGGAATAACATCCAGACGCAGGGTTTCCGCTGCCACCTTTTCCCATGTTTTGCGGATTTCTTCTGGCTTAACGTCATCGGTGGCATACAAATCGCCACAAGCTGCATCAAGACACATGCTCATATGCGCAGCAACAAGGGTGGACAGGCGTTTCACCTGATCCTGACTCATTTCAGGCAGGATCAGCAGGCCGTCCAGCCCTTCATGGCTTGCCATAAAGCGAAAAGAAGTGGATAGCTGACTCTCGCGTACATGCTCCAGTCGTTCCAGACATGGCTTAATCGTCTCACGCAAATAGCGGGAATAAGCCTTTGGCCTGCCCAGGCTGCTGAAGTATTCAATACGTTGCATCAGCGGCTTGCTGATATGGGAAGGCTGGGCGTTGACGTCCGCCAGAATGACCATGTCTGGATTAAAACGCTGCTGCTCATGCGCCAGCTTTGCCCGGCTAATGAGCTTATCCTGCTCCATTTCGCGCTGGACAGGATCACGGGATTCATTAAAGAAATAACGCTCCCAGACCTGATCACTCAGTGCCTCGCGGCGCAGTTGTTCCTGCTCGTTATCGGCAGCGTACAGAGTGATCAGGTTTGAAAGCGCAGAAACCGGCGCAACTTCTGCCGGGTCCAGATAAGGGTTAATAGCCTTTTTCGGGCTGTCCCATGAGAATGCTGCGGCGGCCTCGTTAAAGCCGCTGCAGTTGTTCATATCAGCATGGCTCATGCACGCACTCCGTACACGGCAGAACTATCCACGCCACGCGAAGGATCAAATCCCACCCAGCAGCGCGCCCCAGAAACAGCGATGATTTCTGTTGCAGATTTACTCTCACCAGCTGCTACGCCGATGCTGCGTTTTGCCTTGATGTAGTGGTGAGTAAAATTGCGATACAGCGAACGGATCAGGGATGTGTCACTGTTAGAAACAATGACCGGATGTCCTTCTGATGACCGATGTTCAAGAACGGATGCCAGGTGATACTGGTCATCTTCAGTGAAGCCGTCAGTGTGATAACCGGAAAACGTGCCGTCATACGGCGGATCGCAATACACCACATCCCCCGCCTTCAACATCGCCAGCGTTTCATCAAAGCTGGCGCAGATAAACGTTGCCCGCTGGGCTTTCTCTGCAAATGCGCGAATTTCTTTTTCAGGGAAATACGGATTTTTATAATTACCGTAGGGAATGTTGAAATACCCGCTCTTGTTATAGCGACATAACCCACGGTAACCATGACGATTGAGATACAGAAAATATACCGCTTTCATGAAATCAGTAATTTCAGTGGAGTAATTAAACTCCTGCCTTATGTTGTAATAAGCCACCTCCCTGTTTGCTTCCTCAAATAAAGCTCTGGCACGAGATATAAATGCCTCACAATCAGCAGCAACCTTTTTATAGAGGTTGATTAAATCAGGATTAATATCCGCAACAAGATAGCTGGGGTAATCCGTCTCCATCATCACAGCACAGGAACCCGCGAAAGGTTCAACCAGTCGCGGGCCAGCAGGAAGGTGTTTTTTCAGTTCGGACATAATGGCGGTTTTATTTCCCGCCCATTTCAGGATGGTGCTCATACAGCACCTCCGTTGTAATGTTTGCCTTTCAGCTCTGCAATTTCCTGGCAGGTAATGCAAAGCTGCACACCCGGAATGGCACGGCGGCGTGCTGGCGGAATTGGCGCTTCACACTCAATGCAAAGCACGCGAGACACGCCCGGTGTTTTGGCACGGGCAGCACGGATATGGCGCTGGCGTTCTTCTTCAACGCGCTGCTGTACGAGATCCATTGCATCAGCCATTAGTGGATCTCCTGCGCTTCGTTCTGGATTGCTTCAGCAGTCACACGCAGCAGTTCTGCCGCTTCCACGTGGTTTAGCTGACGGGATGAGATATGACACGCCAGGCTATCAAGGCGAGCTGCCATTGCTTCAGCCCTTGCCCGGCGTTCTTCCAGACGAGCCTCTGTCAGTAAAATATTAAGCCCTGCATCATCCGGTCCGGTTTTAGTCATGAGGATTTCAATATTACGCATAATCAATTCTCCTGAATTTAGATAAAGGGATGCTCGGCGGGTTTACGCCATTAATTTCATTAGTTGGTTAATTCGGCATGGTTAGCCGTCTGGGAAATAAGCTCACCACTGCACGAAAATGATTCATTGCTTTAATCAACTCCCGCTTTTCGTCAGTGGTCAGCTCATTGATGCTGATGCTATGACGTTCAGCCGGAATTTTTGCCATAAAGAATATGGCTGCCAGTGCTCGTTTATTTTGTTCGTTATTGATATCCCGTGGATCACGCATATCTTTAATAAACCGCTCAAGCTCTGACTCAATATTCAGGCCAAAAACTTTCGCCCTTAATTCCGCTATGTGATTAAGTCCATTCAGGCGTTCACCGGGGCTTAATGGAACAGTCGCCGCAGCGCCTTCAATAGCCATTTGTTCCCCCGTTTTTTCGTAGATAGTTCTGCCAGCAATTCATCTTGTGAACGGCACGGATGCCAGCGTTTACCATCCTCACCCATGATCCAGCCGTGACCGTAGTGCATTGCCGGACTTTGTTTTACCAGCAGCGATGCAAATGATGGTTCTTTCGTCAGCATAAGCACCTCACAGCAAACCGAATGAAGCACCGAGGCCGGTTACAGTATCAACTGCACTTGCCATCGCAGGATTAACCTGTAAACGGGCCTGCAATGAAACAGCAGCTAACGCCATCAGTCGTGTAACAGAGTTAATGCTGCTGATAGCATCACGACGACCTGCACTGGTTTTTACATCGCCAGATACCGCACCTGCAGCAACACGCCCGATCTCTGCGGTTGCACTCATGACGTAATGTGGCAGTTTCTCTTTTGCCACCTCATTAATCGGTACACATGGCAGGCAGTGAATCTGTGCCAGAAAACCGTCTACCAGCGTTGAATCTTCCGTCAGATCGGTAAGTAGCCAGATATCTGGCGCATTGAGCTGATGCGGTTGATCTGGGTTGAGTTTGTTTCGCAGAGTCTGGACATTCATTCCTGAACGTTCTGCCAGCTTCGCCATATTGTGACGAAGTGCAAAAGCTCTACAGGCTTCATCAAAATGCGGGTGTTTGGAAATCTTATAATCAAACATGCTACCCCCTTAGAAAGTTCTCATAATTGAACTTACTTACCAACAATGACGCGGAAGTTGGAATGACCGAGGGATTCACGGACCTGATCGGTTTTGTACATTAAATAACGCAGGCTTACGCGGCCTTTGTTTTTTTCTTTCTTGACCATGTATTTAGCAAGCTGACCATGATGAATTTTTTGATACACAGAGCCGCGGGAGATACCTTCCCATTCCGCGAACTCTGCAGGCGTAGCCATCTCTTTTGGTACACGAATTGAAATATCAGTGCTCATAGTGCAGTATCTCCCGATTAAGGTTTGGTTTACGTCGTTTTATCTCGTTTTACTTGATTCAATATTTGATACATCGAGATACTACGATCCAATATTTGATACGTCAACAGGATTAAAAAATGATACAGGTAAAGGTTGGAGAGAATACAGGGGGAAGAGAGGCTATCCATAGACTAATGGCAGCCTATGATTTCAAGTCCAGACAGCAACTTTGCGATCACTTAGGCGCATCAAAAAGCACCATGGCAAACAGATACTTAAGAGATAGTTTTCCTGCAGAGTGGGTGATTCAGTGCGCCTTGGAAACAGGAGTTTCTTTACTGTGGCTAACCACCGGACAGGGGGAGCCAGGTCCAAACATTGAACCTAAAAAAAATATCAATTCCGTGAACTCCAGCAAGGTTGTACCTCTTTCTGAACTAGTATCTCCTGAAATTGACAAGGCGACTCTCAACGGTGGTTTATTGGTCGATGCTGGAAAAGCAATCATTGATAGCAGCATACTCCCCTCAGACTCAAGCAACCTACTGCTGGTGACTACTTCTGGTGATTCTTATTTAATAGATCGCAACCAAACACCACCAGTAAATGGTATGTGGTTAGTCGATATTGACGGGATAAAAAGCATTGTTAAATTGACTCGACTTCCGGGAAACAAATTAGTAGTGCATCAGGATGATTCATCGTTTGAGTGTGGCCTAGATGACATTGAGGTAGTAGGCCGCGCACTGAAAATCATTAAGAGCCTTTGATATGACCATCAGAAAACAGCCGAACGGAAAATGGTTGTGTGAGTGCTATCCCAATGGACGCAATGGTAAGCGCGTGCGTAAGCAATTTGCTACGAAAGGCGAAGCCATTGCTTTTGAAAGCTTCACAATGGAAGAAGTGAATAAAAAACCGTGGTTGGGTGAAAAGGATGATCGGCGACGCCTATCAGAATTAATTGAGCTTTGGTATTCCCTGTATGGTCAGACACTCGCAGACCCCAAGCGCCTCATGGCGAAACTTAGAATTATCTGTAATGGTCTAGGCGACCCCATCGCCTCAGAACTGACAGCCGGTGACTTTACGAAATACCGCGAAGCACGATTAAAAGGTGACGTTCGTAACGAAGACGGCACACTAATGTCGCCAGTAAAACCACGCACGGTGAATCTTGAGCAACGTAACCTATCATCGGTTTTCGGCACATTGAAAAAACTAGGCCACTGGTCAGCACCAAATCCTCTCGCCGGGCTGCCAACATTTAAAATCGCTGAGGGGGAACTGGCGTTCCTGACCTCGGAAGAAATTAAACGTCTGCTAGATGCCTGCGCTGATTCTCAAAACCCCAGTCTGCTTTTGATTGCAAAAATATGCCTGGCCACCGGCGCACGCTGGAGTGAAGCTGAAAACCTGCAGGGCCATCAGTTATCTAAATACCGCATCACTTATACCAAGACGAAGGGTAAGAAAAACCGCACCGTGCCGATATCTCAAGATCTGTATGACGAACTCCCCAAGAACAGAGGGAAGCTATTCACCCCGTGCAGAAAAGCCTTTGAACGAGCAGTAAAGCGAGCTGGCATCGAGCTGCCAGAGGGCCAATGCACTCACGTGCTACGTCATACATTCGCCAGCCATTTTATGATGAATGGCGGAAACATACTGGTGCTGCGCGATATTCTGGGCCATGCCGATATAAAAATGACGATGATTTACGCCCACTTTTCGCCCGATCACCTTGAAGATGCGGTAACTAAAAACCCTTTATGCAACTTAAGATAGAGTAACTTATGAAAACAAACTCAAACTATTTACAAATATAATATTCAGCAGGTTATCCATTCTCATTTAACTCTTCAGACTGAGTTTAGGTTTTATTTATAGAATAAGATAATTTTTACATCACAAAAAAACATATAAGCCCTCATCTTTGTTGTATAAAAACATCAAAGATGCCACATTCAAAAATAGTAGAAAAGCATAGCATTGCAACATTAAAAAGAAACCAATAAAAAACAGTCATTAGAAAATGAAAAAAACAAAAACATTTTTTATCGAAGCTTCAGTCTGACTACTAGTTTGACTCTGCAATTAACTTTCAAGATGATCAATATTTATTGATCATCTTGAAGCTTACCTCAGGAAGGATGAGTATAATATTTCTACTCAAGGAGATATTCTAACTCATCTTTTATCGGGATAATTTGCTCATAAAGTCGGTGATATGACTTCCCAATTGCGCCTCTAAATTGTATTAACTTTGGTGGCTTACTACCTATATTAATAATATGGTCTTGAGCTATACCTGGGTAGGGATCAATAAATACAATTTCAGATATACCTAACTGATAAGCTTTTTTCGCACACAACTCACAGGGACTGGCAGTTGTATACAACTTCCCCCCCAGAACGCCAATACCACCATATTTTGCAAGTTGTAAAAATGCGTTTTCCTCAGCATGTAATGCACGTGTATGAACTTGATTACCTTTTTTCTCTTTATCAAGATCATTATGTATATCTTTAAAACAATAAGATAAGTTCCTGCCTCTATAAATATCACCAGTTTTATCTATCGCCCTAAAATTTAAGAGTTTCTCATTAGCTTTAATTCTGAAAGAACTATTATTTCTCTCATAATGACTGTACGTTTTTTCATCAAAATCGTTCATTAGGCCATCTAGAGATCTCATAGAGCAAGGAATCTGACCGTTGGCAACATCATTCCAACCAACTGATTTTATTGAATTATCACCATCAGTTACTACAGCTCCCACCTGTCTAGATATACAGCCAGAGTTTAATTTTACCGTATACGCAACTTGCATAACCCTTTCCATTGCAGTAGGTGTTATCAGACCAGGATGCTTCATCAGTGCGATGTACCACGCTAATTGTGCTTTTAAAATATTGTCATTATCAAATTCATTTTTTGGGTTAAAAATGTGTATATCTGATAGTTCAATACATTTAGTTACATTTGGATTGGTGAGATGTTTGTAAGAGTTATCACCTTTACCTGACTCTACAGAATCTATTTCCTCTATCTGCTTTTCTGAAAACTTATGTAGTTTCCGCAAATAGTTTGTTCGATGTTCATCTGGGGCATTTATTGACATTAAATGAAATGCAGAATATCTATCCTTAAAAAATTTTGCCTCATATGGATTTCTAATAGCATCTATGACAATTAATGCGTTATCTCTTTTGCTTTTTCTTATTAATTTAATAACCCTATTAATAGTTTCCGGCAAATGAAAAACAGATTTAGGCATAAACTCTTTATCTTCAAAATCGACTTCAATACGCCCACGACGTCTAATTGACTTACCTGCTAACTGATAGGCTGAAACATATAAATTTGAGTTTATCTCATTTAGTTCAGCTTTGAATTCTTTAGTAAATTTTCTAACTAACTTCAAAATTGATATAAATTTATTAATCGTTTTTTCATCAAGCTTCAATTCACTATTATGATCAAGCAAATTCTCAATTACATTTTTAAATCTTGTCAAAATGAGATTATCTGAGAATACACCAAAAGTTAATACAATATCTAAATGCTCTTTACTGATAAATTTATTAGATGATAGAATGAATTCAGAAGCTTCCTCAACTGTTAACATCAGAAGATACGCTGAGATTAGGTCACTCACCTTAATTGAGTAAAAATTTTCCCAGTGATTTTCTGCGAATTTTTTAACTATATTATAACGATGGACATCCAATCCCTTGTAAAACCCCTGTAATTTACTTACATCAGGGAAGACTGTTTTTTCGTTTTCAAGAATATTAGCTGTTGTTGTGCAACCAGAACCAGTTCGACCTGTCAAACCGACTAAAATAAACTGCCCATTTTCAAGGAAAAGCTCACTAACGAATTTTTTTTCTTTCATCACGTCCCACTTATGAATGCAAGAACAATTAGCATATTAATTATAATTTATTAACTAATTTTATTCTAGATGCTTGATGTAATGGCGGCACTTTGGCGGCAGAGCATTAAAAACGCGTAAGACGAGCAAATACAAAATAACACTAACACATTGTTTTCAAACATAATCTACTGTTTTTACTATAATAAAAATGGTATGTAGGAATTTCGGACGCGGGTTCAACTCCCGCCAGCTCCACCAATCATGATTGGACGGTATAAGGACAACACCAATAAAAACAGGAAGTTAGCAGTCTCAGCAGGACACCGACCAGACGGTGAAGAGACATAAAAGGATACGCAAAGGAGCCGCGGCTCCTGGTGACATGAAAGCCCACAGATGTGGGCTTTTTCGTTGATGGTCAGAACGACCAGTTCACACCAGCTACCCCGTTCCACGGGGATTCCACACCGGCACCATGGCTATACCCCACCCCAAGATGCCCGCTTAACGTACTGCTGAATGAGGCTTTAATACCTGCCTGGTATATTCCACGTCTGCCCGACAAATCATTGACGAAATTACCGTCACTATTCACTTTCACCCGGTTATCATCGACAAATTCTTTGCGCACAGCCGCCTTCAGCCACGGCTCAACTTCCATACCGTTCCCCAGACGCATGTTGTAACTCAGCGTTGCACCCAGTTCACGATATAAACTGCGGGTATCGACTGATTTCGATTCCATGCCATTGGATAAATGATATTCAGGGTTATCAGCGGTGAACCCCCGTTAACGATGCATACGGCGTCAGGTTCCAGTTACCATCGGTAAATCGCATCCCGGTTTCAATGTGACCGCCCAGCCCGTTGCTGCGATAACTGCCGTTGGCGGCTCCACCGCTGCCAACCGTGGAGTCGCGAGCTTCGGTACCTGCTAATACCAATAAATTACCGCCATTTTCCAGCAACATATTGGTCGCTAAATTGCCGGAAATGGAAAAAGTGCCGTACTGGTGAGTACCGCTGATTTCAATACCGTTAGCCGTGCTCGTCTGGAGAGCGGCACCGCTGTTCTGGACGATATCTGTCGCTTTGCCATTATCGTTAACTGTCAGCGTACCGCCTTCATTGATCTTTGTTTTTATTGCCTCTCCGTTAGCTGAAACTGTTTGTATTCCGCCGTCGTTAATCGTTGTCTCATTCGCCACCCCCTCGACGATTTGTTCGCCGCCGGTGAGCGTCGTGCCTGTCGCAGTGGCTTTTGTTTTGACGATCTCCCGTCCGCCCGTATTGACCTGTGTTTTGTCAGAAGAGGTGTCTGACTCCATGGTTAACACGCCGCCATTTGCCAGCAGGATATTGTTCGCCGCACCCTGCTCGATGCTGAACGCGACGCCATCCGCGCGTGTTCCTGTGACCCGCGTCGCCCTGGTGGTTGCAACCAAAGCGTCCTGGCTACTCTGCTGTATCCCCGTTGCGCTGCCTTTCTCCCGCACATCGAGTGTGCCGCCGTCATTAAGCACCGAGTTTTCAGCCAGACCGCCCTCATTAACTACCTGTGAACACCCATTAATAATGGAACCTTCCGCTGTCCCGTTTGCCATAATTTGTTGTAGGCCAGAGACGATATCGGTATTGATTGCCTTACCATAATTCTGAACGGTTTGCGTGCCACCATTGATGTGTGTTTTCTCTGTTGACCCACCATCAACAATTTGTTCACCACTTTCGATATTTGCCTCAGTGGCTAATCCATATACCGTTTGCTTGCCACCTTTGATATTTGCTTTATCAGAAGTGGCACTGGCATATATTGTTTGGGTGCCAGCACTATTGAGTACAGTGCCAACATCTTTTCCATAAACATCCATTTTGCCGTTGGCATTAATAATCGTATCAACTGCCCGGGAACCAGTGACGACTGTTAATGAGCCAGCGTTTTCCAGCACTACATTTTTAGCTTCTGAATTCCTGATGTAGAAAGCATCACCATAACTGTTGGTTCCTTCGATAAGGGTTCCGGAAGTTGTGGAAGCAATTAATGCGCCGCCGGATTGTTGCTCAACATGCTTAGCCTCACCACCGTCCTGAACCTCCAGAACGCCACCATTATTAAGTCTGGTGGTATCTGTTTTAGCCTCCTTCTGGACAATCAGCTTACCGCCAGCATCAACGGTAGTATTTTTCGCCGAGGTTTTAGCCACTACCGTCAGTTCGCCGGTATTTTCCAGCACAACATAATTAGCCTCCCCTCCGGTAATAGTGAAGTGAGAGAGCTTGTTGTATCCTTCAATATCAGTCCCTGCGCCCGTGTTGGCAACTAAAGCACTGCCCGTCTCCTGGTTAACCCCATGTGCAATACCACCGGTATAGACAATCAGCGAGCCTCCGGCGCTAATATTGCTGCCAGTTGCCGTACCATCTTTCTCAACAACCTGCCGGCTCCCGGAGGATATAATTGTCGTGTCAGCTTTCCCGCCGCTCTTGATATTTTGCGTTCCGCCGTTGATATTGGTACCCGTGGCAATACCATGATTATTAATATTCTGTGTACCACCATTGATTATGGTATTGGTCGCGTTTCCGGTAACATCCATTACCCCGCCGTTATCTATTCGGGTCGCATCAGCTTTAGCATTCGTTAAAACTGACATTGTTCCTTTATCTTTAATAATCGTCTTGTTTGCCGAACCATATGCGTTTATGTCTAAATGACCACCGTTTTCCAGCAACACATTGTCTGCCACGTGATTGTGGATGGAGAATGCACCTTCACTATTCGTACCGCTCACCGTCGTACCGTTAGTGTTTGTTTTTAAAATTGCACCATCGTGCTGGGTAACATTTGTTGCCGTACCACCACTAACATCAAGCACGCCACCGGAATAAACTTCAATAACATCCGAGGAGCTGGTGTAATCAACAATTTGCGTACCACCAGAATAGATCTGAGTATTTTTGCCGTTGACTTATTATTCAGAGACTGAGTTCCACCTTCAATCGTCGTGTCCAGCGCATGGCTTTCATATACTCTTTGCTCACCGCCATTTTTAATGGTGGTTGTTCCTACTGTGCTCTGTTCAACATACTGTCGTCCACCATTTATGATTGTGTTCGTTGCAATACTTCCTTGCGTGATGTCCTGATAACCGGACTTATTTATCGTTGTACCATCAACATGCCCCTGAGTTGTTACTTTCTGCCCTCCACCATCAATGATGGTTCCATTCGCAGTCCCCCCACTTATGTGTGAATTACCACCCTTAATTGTCGTTCCATTGCTGATACCACCTGTATAAACGTCCTGATTGCCACTGTCGATTATCGTACCGGTGGAAATGCCCCCGTCATGAATTGTCTGTCTTCCTCCGTTAATGGTTGTATTATTAGCCTGCCCCACAAAATTGTTATGACTTCCTACATCTTGATATCCACCCGATTCAATAAGACTTCCATTAGATACCCCGCCATGAACATTCTGCTGGCCATGGTTGATAATATGAGTGTTATTTGTTGTACCTCGTTCATCTACTCTTTGGCTGCCATCTACAGTCTCATCGTTTACCACACCAATAACATCAGGAGTGAAGGCCGTCATCCCAGGCGGGGCATATATCAAGGCAGATATCAATAAGGAAAGTACTGAGCGGCGACAATAATGGGGACTGGTCCTGTTCATAAATTTCATCCTCTGAAAAGTGAATACTGAGTAGCGTTTAAGCGACCTTAGCTCTGCTGCAACATCAGCCCACAGGCACCAGACCAGGGGATTCATCCTGAAGAGACAGCGCAAGTGTATTGTGTTCACCGCTCATCAAAGACATCATGATGAAATGATGATATTCCACATAAGAAAGAAGCATTTTTTAAACGCAGTGCGCTGAAGTATGGTTGGATAAAAAAGTCAATCTATTCAGGGAATACGGGGGTATTCTTTTCTTTCGACAATCAGGCCGTCGGCAAAATAAAATGATTTACATAATCGTTTCTGATGAATATCTTCTGCTCACATAAAAATAACACAATAACTTTGAGATCGCAGATTCTTTTACTTTTACAGCATTCGTCCCCCCATTGTTGGGCAAATATAGATTGGGCCAGAGCACGAAAGTTAATACCACGTTTGCACAGCTCCTCCAACAGCACGACAAGATGCCACATACTGCGCCCCAGTCGGTTCGGTTTACAGACTACCCGTGCGTCCACCGCCGATAATGTCCTGAGCAGTTTTTTCAGTCCGGACCTCCTGCCACGGTTTTACGTTGAAGAGGTAACCCTGAGCACGCAGTTCATCAGTCAGGCGTGGTGTACCGTAACCCTATTATTGATGGGTAAGATCAAAAAAACTTTCAGGCAGCTAAGGAAAGTTGAACCAGACATTAGAATAAATATTTCAACCAATTACAGCACCAATTCAGACACCGCCAGCTCAACAAATAAATCAAGGGGTTACGTGAAAGCGTAGCCCCTTTTTCTTTGGTAGTGGCAGCAAAATGGTTGTAGTGTAAAAAATAATCCCGTTTAATCAATCAATAATACATATTGTTTCAATCTACGTTATTATCTCTTTGTAAAAATAGCCATTTATTAATCATTGAAAACTGCTTTTAGAACTTGATACAACGGGACTAGTCACAACAGGACTATTCTCAACGGGATCATCCTCAGAGGAACTATCATCAAAGTCATCATCCATAAATAAAATATCATCGAATGGTGCCACGCCCGTGATGAGTTTTATTTTATTATTACGATCAGTCAAGACTCCACTTAAACCGTTTTCGCTCACAGGTTTTAATGATTTTTCATTACTCTTGTTGTAAGCAGGCGCATTAAAAATACACGGAGTATCAAGATCAAACAATGACGTTCCCCAGTTCACATATTGAATATCATAGTTACTGAAGTTCTGTCCAGAAAAGAAGCATCCCTTAAAATCCAATCCACCTAAATTATATAAACCATCCTCTTCTTTTTGGAGAGCAATGTTAATTTTGGCTATCTCCCGGACATCATCGCCATTTTTATATTTGAATACCGTTTCAAGATTTTCCCCACACAGTTTGACTTCTGGAAATAATTTGAAATCAAAGCCTATATTATTATGTATCAACGTAGATGAACAAAAGATGGAGAAAGCTTGCAGTGCTGAATTATAGCTTTCGATTTTATCCTGAGGCTGCGCTCTTGGTAAAAACTCATAGCAACATTCATAAAAATTAAGTAGAAACTCTGAAGACCTTCCATTTTTATCAAATAATATCCCCTTGAACTCATTCACAAACGCATCTTTTTTTTCTTGAATATCTATGGGGTGTTCCTTTGACTCTGACAA